CGCAAGATGTTGGGGGAAATGACATGATCCTTACAAAATACAACCGAGAGATTGCACATCAGATGGTGGATTCAGCACCAGATGGTCATGTGATCGAGGTTAAACCTGCCAAACGGTCTTTAGAACAAAACAGGCTCTACTGGGCCATTCTGACCGATATATCAGAGCAAGTAGTCCCCGGCAAAGCATACGAACCAAGTGTCTGGCACGAGTACCTGCGTGCGCTGTTTTTGTCTGAGCGCGTGATGGAGTTGCCAGACGGCAGCATAAAGATGCTAGAACCGAGTACGGCAGAGTTAAACCTTGCTGACTTCTCTGGTTATGTAGAGAAGGTTATACAATGGGCTTTACAACACGACGTCAAATTGTCTGAGGAGGCAAGGTGAATGAGTTGGCTCTTTTCGCAGGCGCTGGTGGGGGAATACTTGGGGGACATCTCCTCGGATGGAGAACAGTCTGTGCAGTTGAATGGGAACCATACCCAGCAAGCGTACTGTGCGCCAGACAAAATGACGGACTTCTCCCGCCTTTCCCGATTTGGGATGACGTACAAACCTTTGACGGAAAACCTTGGCGAGGAATTGTTGACGTCGTATCTGGCGGCTTTCCATGCCAAGACATCTCCGCAGCGGGAAAAGGCGCAGGAATCGACGGAGAGCGAAGCGGAATGTGGCGAGAAATGGCACGGGTCATTTGCGAAGTACGACCAAGATTTGTGTTTGTGGAAAACTCACCAATGCTTACTTCTCGGGGACTTGGAGTCGTACTCGGAGACTTGGCCTCAATGGGGTTTAATGCGAGATGGGGAGTGTTGGGAGCAGCAGACGTTGGCGCACCTCACCAACGAGACAGAATATGGATTTTGGCCTACTCCAACAGCAAGCATGATGCCTTGCGAGGGGACGGTAAGGATAATGAGGAAGGCGTGGCAAGATGGAAGAGTAACTTTAGAGGAAGCATCTGTGATAGCGGGGAGGGATGTCAGGAAGTCGCAGGGCAAAGTTCCGAAATGGCCTACGCCAGACGCGAACATGGGGAATCGAGGGACGCAGGAAAATTGGGTTCCAATCAGGAAGTCAGGGCAACCAGCCCAATATCCAATAAACCAAGCTTTACGGGACGCAGAGAAAAAATCTGGGAAGCCGAACCCGGTGTGGATAGAGTGGTTAATGGGGTGGCCGATGGGATGGACAGACTTAAAGCCCTTGGAAATGGACAAGTTTCAGAGGTGGCTAGACGTGCATGGGAAATCTTGAGTGACCAAAGATGAAAAACAGCATTTGTCACGAGTCGCAGAACTCGGTTGTATTGTCTGCAAGCGATTGGGATTCAATGGAACTCCTGCTGAAATCCACCACCTCCGCGCCGGACAGGGATGGGGCCGCAGTAGCCATTACCATGCGATACCCCTCTGCCCAGAACACCATAGAGGCAAAACTGGAGTTCATGGATTAGGAACCAAGGGGTTTCCTAAGCACTACGGTTTTACAGAGCAAGAGCTATTAGAGGAGGTTTTAGAACTGTGCAAGCAATCGTCATAGCAACCGTAAATGCCAAGTGTCTTGTAACTATGGCAGCTAGCATTACGGAATACGTCCCTAAAGACATCCCGATCTACCTGTCTGGGTGCAAGATGATTTTCCCCCGCCACCAGACAATCCTGATGGAGAACACGGGGAAGAACTTTGGGGAGGCTTATAACGAAGTCTGTAAGCTGGCCTTCCAAAAGCATGACGAAATCGTGGTCTGTAACGACGATATTGTCTTTACCCCTACGACATGGCAGACGCTATCTGAGGACGTTTTTAGACTTAAAGGCGAAAATATCCCCCTCGGTTGGGTCGCCTGCCGATCTGATTATGCCCGCGTCCCGCAGAATATCAGAGTTGGGAACGGGAAGTTGCGGTGGTTCCGCTGGGAGACCGAGAACGACCTAATTAAGACCGACGTAATCGCCCCGATCTGCGCTTGGATTTCCAAGGAGGCGTGGGTGGATTTCTTGCCCCTGAATTGGTACTCGGACGATGTGCAATGCTCAGACATGGTTAAGAAAGGGCTAACCCATTGGGTGAGCCGAGCCTACGTCCACCACGTTGGAAGCCAGACTTGTGGTTTTGACGCAACAAATCTTATAGAATCCGCAAAGCCAATAATCAAGGAGCATCGGCCAGAGCTTTACGAGTTATGGTTCAAGAAAACTTAGAAAACAGGCTACGCAATTGGGCGTGGTGGTGCGCTTGGGGCCACATTGGACCAGAGGTTCCTACCCGCGCTAAATCCCTTGAGGGTAACTACGAATCCGAAGACGTCTGGGAGGGCGAAGAGCCGAGACTTGAACCCGACATGATCGACGGGGAAGTAATTGAACAAGCGGTCAGAAAACTACAAAAAAAGTACCGCAAAGTATTAAAAGCACGTTATATAATGTACCCGTATCACTTACAACATACCGTGGCACAAAGACTGCGGATGTCGGTTGACAGGCTTGAATTAGAACTTAGTACAGCAAAGAGGAGGTTGAGCGATGAACTCAACAGAAATCAAACAAGGGACGCCAGAGTGGTTACAGGCGCGACTTGGATGTCTAACTGCGTCACGAGCGAATGATGCCTGTGCTGCCGAAACCACGGCGGCCTATCAAAACTACCTATGGCAACTGGTAGCGGAACGGGAAACCGGAAACGTAGAGGACTCGTTTGTCTCTGCGGACATGGAACGTGGAACCGAAATGGAGCCTATTGCCCGTGCCGCCTATGAAGCCCATACCGGGAATTTTGTCACCCAAACTGGATTCTGGCTCCACCCAGAAATCAAATTTGGCGCTTCTCCTGATGGACTGGTCGGGGATGAAGGTCTCATCGAGATCAAGTGCCCAAGAACGTCTACACATCTCCGATACAGAAGCGAAGGCAAAGTCCCTACCAAATACAAGCGACAGATGATCTGCCAACTGCTCTGCACGGGCAGGAAGTGGGTTGATTTCGTGAGCTTTGACAACCGGGTTCGAGAGTCTAAGCAACTCTTTATCGTGCGCTACGAACCAAAACAAAAAGAGATAGACGAATTATTAGAGTCTATTCATAAGTTTTTGCAGGACGTAGAAAAGGAGGCAGCATGAACTTTACGGTTTTTGTGGTGGATTGGGATTCTCTAGGCCCGGCCAAGTTTCTTTTGTTTATGGCCGTTTTAGTAACCTACACGGTGTGGTCAGAATGGCGGCGTGGCTGATAGCGGGGGTCGGAATTGTATACCTTATTTGTGCGGTGGACTTGTTTGCTCGGGGTAATTGGGGTTTGGGCATTGCTTTTCTGGGTTATAGCCTAGGCAACGTCGGTCTATACATGGAGGCAAGATGACGCAAGCTGAGTGGGTTTTGAAGGAGGGAAAGCGGAGATGGATCACGCCGCTGGATGCGTATTTAGGATGCGGGTGCTTGCGGCTGGCCGCGAGAGTCTTGGACCTAAAGCGCGAGGGTTACACAGTAAACAAAAAGATGGTCCACAAAAATGGCAAACACTTTGCCGCTTACCGAGTGAGGAATAAAAATGGGCGTTAAATATGATGCAGTTGTAGCAACAGGAACCTACACGGATAAAAACGGGCAGGAAAAAGCGCAATGGACAACGGTTGGGCGTGTTATTGAAAAAGACGGAAAATTAAGTCTAAAGCTAGATGTGATTCCAGTTGCGTTTGACGGTTGGATTAAGTTTTTTGAACCAAAAAATAAAAACCAAAGTAACGCCGGGGCTCCAGATGACCTCCCGTTCTGAACTGACATCTTACAAGGCTGGGCAAATCGTAGAAGAAATATCCATTGATCTGTCTGCTCCGATTGCAATACTTGAGTTGTTAGCCGAGCGCGACACTACTAGCGTCTCTGCGATTCTTTGGTCGTTAAAAGATGTTCTAACAGAGCAGCAGGAAAAGTTAGACGAGTTGACCAGTAACCTTATGCACACCTACCGAAAGCAAATGGGGATGAAATGAGCATATTTTATGATGTAGATGCCTTCCTAAAAGCAGCCGGGCATAGCCCAGACTCAAAGCGTGTAAGTCTGTATCTAGACTTGGTGCGGGAAGAGATCGGAGAGCTCGAAGAGGCGATGGCTTCTTACCATTGCGCCGAGAGCAAGCAAGACGAGCAAATTGCCAAAGCAGATGCTTTGGATGCGATTTGTGACTCGATCTGGGTTTTGGTGGGTCTGGCAAGGGTCATGGACCTGCCGATAGATTGGGGGTGGGATGAGGTGACGATCACGAATCTGAAGAAGATTGACCCGCAACTAGGTACGGTGATGCGTGACGACAACGGGAAGATTCTGAAACCCTCTGGCTGGAGACCGCCCGATATGCTCAAGATCATCCAGCAGTTTGAAATGTCCCAACAGAGACTTGGAAAGCCCGAAATCCAAGAGTGAAGCAGGAAACTCTGAGGTTGTTGTTTTTTTACAACAGAGGTCGTCTTTACTGGAAACCCAGACCGCTGGAGGCGTTTAAGAAATACTCAGCCTATGTAATGTGGAATCGTAGGTATGCCCTAAAACCTGCTGGCTCGCCTAACAAACGGGGCTACATCAGGATCGGGATTGCCAAGAAATATTACATGGCTCACCGATTGGTCTGGCTTTACCACCGGGGCTGGCTACCCGAGGCTTTGGACCACAAGAACGGAAACCCAGCAGATAACCGGATGTCCAACCTACGGCCAGCCACGCAGATGGAGAACCGCTGGAACTCCCGCCGCAAGCTGCC